GGAAGGTGAATACTTACCTCACCTTGAGTATCTAAAGGATAAGATAGGACAAAAGAGATTGGTTGGTGAATTAGATCACCCCGAAAAATTCGATGTCTCTCTTAGAAACATTTCTCACGTTGTTGAGGATCTAGTTTATGATAAAGACGGAAGGGTATTAAACATTAAAGTTCGTTTGCTTGACACTCCAGCAGGACAAATCGCTAAAAAGCTTGTTGATGCTGGTATACCACTTTCTATTTCATCTAGAGCAGCTGGAAATGTTGGTCCGGATAAGAAAGTCCAGATCAAAAAAATCTTTACATATGATCTAGTAGCTGATCCTGGTTTTCAGGATGCTCAGCTTGAGAGGGTTTATGAAAGTGCTGGTTTTGATGCTTTTGAATTTGAAGAAAGATCAAAAAAGTCCGTAGTAAACAACTTAGAGTGAGTAAACGAATCGCTAGGGCTAGAAAATGAATCTAGGGTAAAGATATATAAAGTTGAAAATAGCGAAGAATTCGAAAAAATCCTTAATCAAGACAAAAATAAATCCAACATTATGGAGGCCAACAAAGAATATGTTACTGCTGACGAGCTTAACAAGTATTCTATCTTTTTGAAAAATAAGATGGATGAGCTGGAAACGCAGATTTCTGAAATGAAACAACAAGAAGCTCAGGTATCTGAGAGTGAAACTGACAGTGTAGACTGTAAAGCTCTAGAGGAAAGAGTTGCTAAACTTGAAAAGTATTCAGAATATCTTGCTGAAAACCTAGAGAGCGCTATTAAGTACGGTGAGTACCTAGCAGAAAATCTAGATAGCAGCATTACTTATTCGAAGTATTTAGCTGAAAACCTAGATAAGACTATTTCTTATTCTAAGTATTTGGCTGAAAATGTTGATAAGGGTATTTCATATTCAGAGTACGTGGCTGAAAATGTTGATAAGGCAATCGATTATTCTAAGTATCTTGCTGAAAAGCTAGATGATGGAATTCAATACACAGAGTATGTTGCTGAGAATCTTGATAAGAACATCGCTTATTCAGAGTATCTAGCAGAGAATGTTGATAAGAACATTGCTTACTCTGAGTATTTGGCTGAGAATCTTGATAAAGGAATTTCTTATTCTGAATATCTTGCAGAAAACCTTGATAAAGGTATTGCTTATTCTGAGTACATCGCAGAAAAGCTTGATCAAGGTATCAACTACACAGAGTACCTAGCAGAAAACCTAAACAAAGGAATTGCTTACTCTGACTATTTGGCTGAAAAGCTAAATGGTAATATAGCTCAAACTGAAGCTATTCACGAAAGTGCTAAAACTCAAGTTTCTCCTTCTCTAAATGAGAACGCAAGAGAAACTGCTGAAAGCGCTTCAAAAACTGAATTGGTCGAATCAGGATTTGCTGGAGATTACGAAAATCTCGGAAGCAAAATTGATTCTCTAATTGAATCGGTCAAGACACAAAAGACTGAGGAAAATATAAACGAGGCTAATACGAAAGTACAGCCAACTGCTCAAACACAAAAAGCAGATGAGGCAATCAACGAAGCCGAAGAAACTGTGGTAGAATCATCAGGTCACAAATTTATTGATGAAATGCCAGAAGATTACGCTCCGATTTGGGAGTCACTAAATGAAAGCCAAAAGCAATCAATCATTGCACAATCAGCTTTCTATAATTTAGAGACAAACTATCAGATCAAGAATTTCTGGTCAACTCGTCAGCTTGGTGCTAAGCCAGTAGGTTTACAGAAACTTCAAGAAAGCCAAGAAACACCAGAGCCTAAGACGGCTTCAAACCCTCAGGGGTACTCAAATGATTACCTTAATTGGGTCGCTAAGTCGCTCGAAGGTAAGTTTTAAAATCTAAAAAATATCTAAAAAAGATGAAACTAATCAACGAAGCAGAAATCTTCGAAACCTGGTCTCCTATCATCGAGCAGAAGGCTGGAATTCAAGATGCTGAGAAAAAAGGATGGTTGAGCAAGTACTGCCACTACCATTCATTAAACGAGTCTGCTGGAGCTTACCAGTCTCTAGCAACTGTAAACGGTATGGGTGCCGTACAACCACCCGCATACCCAGGTGGGTATAACTCAACTGGTTCTGCAGTAGGTACGCAAGCTAACGCAGCTTTCTACAACTCTGCTAACCAAGGTTCAGGAGATAAGTTTCCTTCACTTCTTCCTTTGGCAATTCAGGTTGCTGCGAAGACTGTTGGATTCGATATCGTTCCTGTAATTCCTATGTCAGGTCCTACTGGCGTACTTTCTTACCTAGATTACGTATACTCAGGTGGTAAAATCAGCCCAGCATCAGCTGGTACAACTGCAGCAGATGCTCTTGCAACTGCACCATCTATGATCAAGGTACAATTGACTAACCCAGCTGCTGGATATCCTGGAGATTTTGCAGTAGGTACTACTTACTACATTACTAATGCTTCTTCAGCTGGTGCATACATCACTACTGAGTTTGTTGGTCTATCTAGAATTGATGCATTCCCAATCTTTAGAGTTTTGGGATTAACTGCTGGTGAGACTATCTCTGACGTTCTTGATGGTGGTGCTACTAAAATTGGTACAGCAGTAGACGGTGCTCAAGCAGGTACTACAACTGCAAGAGCAGAATTGGTAAAAGCTCTTGAGGATCACATCCAAGGATTCTCTGGTGCTGGTTTCAACAACGACCAAGACTGGCAAGGTCCATTCGTAGATGGTACTAAGACTTACAACCCAATGCTAAGAGGTGTTGGTGAGAGCACTTACTACCAATCAATGGGTCTTTCAACGTTCACTAAGTTCGTTGAAGCTGATACTTTCCAAGTAGCTGCTTCAGTAACTACTGAGCAAATCCAAGACTTGAACAAGCAGTTTGGTATCGACGTTATCTCAATGATCGAAAATGCATTGGTTAACGAAGTATCACAAGCTATCAACAAGCACATCCTTTCTAGAGCATTTGCTCTTGGATGGTCTAACCACGACGAATTCTTAACTACAGAAGGACAAAACTTGAACCTAAACCTCGTTATCGGTGGTACTGCAGGTTCTTACACTATCCCTTCTTACGTAGGTAAGTCTGATACTGGTATTTCTATCGCTTCTGTTGCAGGTCCTGCTTCAGGTGGTTACGAGAACTTGTCAACTCTACAGAGAAGACTATTCTCTAGAATCTTAGCTTCTGCTAACGTAGTAGCTAACAGAGGAAGAAGAGGTCCTGCTAACTTCATCGTTACTAACGCTAACGTTGCAAGTGCATTGCAAGACATCTCTCAGTTCACTTTTGCTCCTTTCTCTAACACTCTTACTCAAAACAACGGAACACTTTACCCAGTAGGTTCTCTTGCAGGTATGACCGTTTATGTTGATCAGAACATGAAGTTCGGTGATAACAGAGTACTAGTTGGAAGAAAAGGTGGTGACGACGAACCAGGACTTAAGTTCATGCCTTACATGATGGCTGAGTCTATCCAAACAATCTCTGAAGGTACTATGTCACCTAAGATTGCGGTTAAGTCTCGTTACGC